CCACCGTTTATCACCATCTCAGCGTTCATGTCATCAAATACGACGTTTGCTGCCTCCACTGTAGTAATAACATTATTGCGAAGCAATGTTACGCTTTCAATGAATGAATTACTTTCCAGCCCCACTGTGTTCAACGATAACGTATTAAATCCAGCTATGGATGGTTGTGTAGTTGCTGTTGCGCTTATTATAGTTCCGTTATTCAATCGTGCGTATAGATACGTATTATTACCAGCACGTGTTAGTATTATCTTAATAATTTGATACCTAGCATGTTGAATTGCTGGTAGCTCAACATACGTCCATTCACTACCTATCCTTTGCGCTGCTTGAATAATACCGCCATTGTTTTCCAATATACGTATTTCTGAATTTAAGCTAGATAACCGCATCCATACAGCACCGCCAGCTGGTACATTATTATACTCAAAGTTTGGCGCAACAGCAAAAGATATGCTAAATGTATCAGACAGTGGCTCAATAGCTAATCCTTGAGCATCGGCAGCTCTAGGCAAATCTGTAAACGTGCTACATGTGTTAGCTGGTTCAAGCTGTACATTTCTGAACCATACTGAGCCTGTATCACCTGCGGCTTGAATTTGCGCTCTAAAAAATATTATTACATATGAGCTATTAGCAGGTGCAATCAAGTTTTCACCTTTTACCAGTGACCAATAACTTGATGGAGCTGCTTGAATAATATTGTCTGACCTTATTAAATTACTACTAGCATTATACCAACCTATGGTAACGCGTGTTATAAATGTTCCAGTTGTTACAGTTCCTCTTAACAGTATCTGAAAACTATAAGCTGTATTAGCTGTAACTGTAATTGGATTGCTTTGTACGTGTGCGTGAGCACCAGCACTAGCTGTGCTACTATCTGTTATAGTAATTTTTTGTGCAGAATCATCTAGAGCAAATGTAGCTATAATACCTGAACCAGTATATTTATTTGGGTTTATTCCATCTATTACACCGTCGCTATTGCTATCCGTATCCATCTTGCTTGCAAATATAGGCGTACAAGCACGCTCAATTAAAACTGCCATCTAATACCACCTTCCTTGCGTGGTTATTTTTAGTTCGGTCAATGTGGCGCCACCGCTTAAAGTCCACGACAACGTGTTTTCTCCTGCTACCAATTTTGGAAATTCACCAATAAAATACATCATAGCTCTTGCTCCATTCTTTTTAACGCTATATTTTTGGCAATCTATAGTAAGAATATCTGTACTTATCAATTGCCCAACATATGAGAATGTAGTTCCATTTAGTGTAATACTTATTTGTCCATCAATATTTGTGCCTTTTATTGAAATTATTGGATAACTATCAGCAGTGCCTGGAACATAAAACGATTTCTGAACGGTTTCATTGTATAATATAGCATTACCCGCACCATCATGTATAACATAATCAAGCTTATCCTTGAGTGGCCATATAGCACCAATAGTTTTAACATCTGAATACTGCGTTTCTGTGCCCATCGGCCAATAGCGTGGCGTTCCAAGGTTAACCACTGAATAATCTATATTATATGAATATACTTGTAAAATAGGCAAATTTGTACCAAGTGGCCATTCTCTGGCTACATTTTCATTCACAAGCGTATAATCTATATTGTAAGCCTTACTATTGCGTAAAAAGAAACTACTAGTGATAATTATGTTATAGTTTACGGCAAGTTCATCATATGCGAACGGCTCACAGTTAAACTCAAGCGTAAAAGTTCCGGTATATAGAAACCTGTTCAATTCCCCGCCATTCGTCAACTTCGCCATCAAATATTTATCGGGCAAATCGTTGAGTTCTAGCCGCGCCCTGTCTTTTGTATTAAGCCATGCCGATATAGGGATGATGTCTTGCCTTGTGCTTTTATAGTCAGTAGATAACACAAGACAGTCTATTGATATTATCCTATCTCCATACGCCTGCGCAAATAAATAGCTGCCGTCTCTTCCAGGCACTGTTTCATATCTGTCTTGTATCGCGGGCATGACTGTATGCCTTATATCCATTACTTTTATCCCCATGTCAGAGGCCTTTACGCCGTTGAATGTAAAATCAAGCATTACTTCACTCCCTTTGCGCGGTTAGCAGATTGCAATAAACTGTTAAGCTCTCGGCTAATCTTGTGTATATCGTTGTCATTTCTCACAGACATATTCTCGACATATACAAGAGGTGCTGCTTTTTGACTATCTATGCTTTTACTTGCTTTACTTACCGTATTAGTTACAGCGGCTCCGCTCGCTCCAGCGGCAAGTACCGCGGCTGTCGGCACTTTAGGTTGCAATACCATACTAAGTTTAGCTTGCAAGTCTGGTATCTCTTTGTCTATGCCTTCCTGCAGCATCTGCATTAAGTTAGGCATCCACTTGTCAGCCTCTGCGCCCGGCCCCTCTTTTGCAGGGCTATGAAACCCTAAAAACCTGGATATAGTGTTTGCCACATCTTTTGCCACATCTGCAACTTTGCCTATCATGCTTTTTATGCCGCCGATTATATTATTGATAAGATTCTTGCCCCAATTCCAAGCATCGCCTACTATATTGAGCACCTTGCCTTTAGCGATGTTAAACGGTTCTACTACAGCGTTCCATATCTTGCTAGCCATCCCTTTTATAGTGCTCCAAATATTGTTCCATATATTGCTGATACTGGTTTTTAAGTCGTTAGCCGTATTTACCACGCTGGTTTTTGCCGACGTGAATAAACTGGAAATAGTATTCTTTATACCGTTCCAAATAGAACTCGCTACCGTTTTTATCCCATTCCATACAGTAGACAAGAACGTCTTAATAGCGTTCCATACGGTTGTGGCGACAATCTTAATCCCGTTAAACAGCGTCGAAAAGAAAGCTTTAATAGCGTTCCATATCGTCATCGCTACCGTCTTTATCCCATTCCATATCGTTGATAAAAACGTCTTAATAGCATTCCATACGGTTACAGCTATATTCTTTATTGCGTTCCATGTATTTGTAAAGAAATCAGAAACAGCAGTCCATACCGTAATAGCGGTTTCTTTTATACCATTCCATAAATTCGTTAAAAATGTTACGATACCATTCCATATTGCTACAGCAGTATCTTTTAACCAATTAAACGCATTGACAATAAAGTCCACCAAATCTTGAAAGTAATAATTGTGGTTGTATAGCCATTGGAAAGCGTTTATTATCAAGTCCACAAACTTTTGAAACAATTGCGGTACTGTTTCGGTTACGAATATTACAGGAGCCATTATAACAGCTTTTATCCCGTCCCATATACTAGCTGCTATCTCTTTCATCTTATTAAAAACGCTGTCCTCAAATGCTTGTTGCTCCAACCATTTTATGCGCAACCATTGTAATACTTTCTGAATAGGCTCTAATATAGCGTTTTTTATACCTTCCCATACGCCAGAGGCAAATTCTTTTATGCCGTTCCATAGTCCGCTCAACGTTTCTTTTATGCCGTTCCACGCATCCGTAAAAAATCCGCTTACGCTATCCCATAGCGTACTGAAGAAATCTACTATGCCTCCCCATACAGACGACGCAAAATCAGCTATGCTCTGCCATATTTGTTTTAGCCATGCAGATATCTTATCCCAGTTTTTATATATGAGTATTGCGGCTGTTACTATGCCAGCTATAGCTAAAACTGCTATTCCTATCGGGCTAGTCAGCGCACCCAAAGCTATCTTAAACCCGCTTATAGCCCCTTTAGCTAACCCAAAACCTTTGGAAACAAGCTTTATGCCTTTACCAATAGCACTGAAAGCCTCCATGAACTTACCTAATATAAGTATAAGCGGGCCGATAGCCGCTGCAAGTGCCAGCATCTTGAGTATCATATCTTGCGTGCTCGGAGATAGGTTGCTGAACCAGTCTATTATCTTCGATAGACCATCAACCAGCTTATTAACGAACGGTAACAACTTCTCGCCTATCGTTATAGCAAGCGTTTCAAGGTTAGATTTCAATGCTTCTATCTTTCCTTTAGTACCTTGCATCTTGCTGCCTGCTACTTCTGCCGCTCCACCCGCTTTATTGACAGCTTCGCTCATACCATCCCATTTGCCAGCACCTTTTATCAGCACTATATTTGCAGCTCTTATAGCATCGCTGCCAAATATAGTCGCCAGCGTGGCATTACGCTGCTGGTCTGTCATACCTCCCAACTTACTGCTAAAAAGCGACACAAGTTCGGGCAACGGTTTGAGCTGTCCATTAGCATCATAAACATTCAACCCGTATTTCTTCATAGTTTTAGCCGCTTTATCAGTCGGACTAATAAGCGACATAAACATTGACTTCAAGCTAGTACCAGCATCGCTGCCTGTTACGCCTGCGTTAGCCATGAGCGATATTGCGGTTGTAAAATCCTCTATGCTCTGTCCAGCCATGTTAGCAACACTTGCGCCTGCTTGAAGAGCATATGCCATATCTGTTATTCCGCCAGCGCTAGCATTTGCGCTGTTAGCGAGCAAGTCAGCTACCGTTATAGCCTTGTCGCCGCTCAACCCAAACGCATTTAACGCCTGCCCAACTATCTTTGCTGCTTCTGCGTTGTCAATCTGCGCTGCTGCCGATAATTGTAGTGTGGCTTTAGCCGCTTTGAACGTATCGTCTACGGATAAGCCAGCCTTAACAAGCTCTGTCATAGCCGCTGCTGCATCCGTCGCTGAAGTGCCTGGGAGCGTCATATCATTACCAAGTTCTTTTGCCAGTTCGCTCATCCGTTGAAACTGTTCACTTGTCGCCCCAGATACAGCCTTAAACGTATTACCCATACTTTCAAAATCAGCGGCCGCCTTTACAGCCATTCCCCCAGCGGCCACTAGTGGTGCAGTTATTGCCATCGACATGGTCTTGCCTGTCTTTGATAGCGATTGCCCCATGCTTTCTATCTTGCTGCTTACTGATTGCGATTTCTTGTTTATACTACTGTCAAGCTGTTCTATCTGTGCTTGTGCTTGCTTTATCCCAGCAGCTAACTGGTCTAGCTTTACGGTTATATCAAAATATACATTACCAGCATCTGGCATATGCTCACCTCCTTATAAGATATTTTCTCCTACCCATTCGACATTGCCTTCTTTGTCTTTTTTATTTTCCTGCTCAACGAGGTAAAGTGCCGCCGCTTCATCTATCCAGTATTTTTGCAACGTTGTAAGCCCCACTAGATAGCTAGATGGCGGCACTCCCCAGTATTTAGCTATTGTCGCTATACGGCCTAGTCCTTCACTCTTTCCGAAACGACGCTAGCTTCTCTATATCCCCCATAACATAGTTAAATATTTGAAGTTTTTGGTCGAACGTCATTGGCGTTATACTCGTAAATTCCTCATACGTCGGTTGTACCATGGCCTCTTTTACGACTTCATCCAAGACAGGAATTATATCTTTTATTTGCAGCTCAACACCAGCCCCTGTTTTGCCTTTATTGTCTATGACGGGATTGCCTATATTCAACTCCAGCAAGTACGGCGTTAAGTCAACCATCTTCACAGCTATGGCTATGGTTTCCCCAGCCTTAAAGCCGCTAATTTCAATTACGTCTGGTTGAGCAATCTGTTTTAATTCTTCTAGACTTATCGGTTTTTTATCGCTCATAATTCACCTCATTGCAGCTCTGGTGCTAGAGCTGTTACGAATTCTTTCTTATACACGCCACCGCCTACAGACGGATTTTCCTGTGCCCATATGTTTATCTCGGGTGTTGCCCATTCGCTATCGCTATGCGTTACATCACCAATAACGCCTTTGCAGTATGGGAACGTGTATTTAACAAAGCCCTCAAGAACTGCATGAGAGTCAAAGCTGCGAACATATACTTCAGCTTTGAACACAGGTTTGTTCTGCTGTTCTTCTATGGTCGGCATCTCCCAGCCCGTTATAATAGGATTTGTGGGTTCAGTAGTGTCCTCTATCAGCGTACCTCCCATGATAAGCACAAGTGCCTGCGCATCAAACCTAGCATCGGTTAGCGTTAAATTAACACCGACTACTGTATCATCGTCTTTTGCATATACAAGCAGTTTATCTCCGCCTCGGAGTTCGCTTGTTTCCCCTTCTACGACTTCATTCTCAACCGCTATTTCCTGCGACGTCTTTATGCCGTAACTCGTTGCGCCTACTATATCGCTGCCATCAACGTTAATAGGCGTTATCACCATTCCCGCTACGCCACGTAAATATCCTTTTTTAGTTTGAACCGCTGCCATCTGCGATTACCTCACTTTCTATTGTTTCAGACTTTTCAATATATCCAAGTTTTTTTATTGTTTTAAGCGTCTTTGCACTCATTTCTGGTATTTCTTTGCCTTTTTCCAGTCGATAATATTTATCGCCATCTTTGATTATCCTATTCACGTTAGCTTTCATGCTATCCCCTTCCGTTCATTGCACCTGCCGCAAAATTGACTAGCCTCACAATCAGCCCTCTGTCATCTTCTGTGTAATCAGCGCCGCCAGGAACCCACCATACGTAATATTTGTTTCCGTCGCTGTCCTCAACCTCTTTGTCATTAAGAACATTTATGACTTCTTGTTCGATTGCATCCAGCGACTTAAAACTCGTTGGCTTTCCATATATGCGCACTTCTATATTGTTATCCCCAGCGAATGTTATTGCTGTACTCGGACGCTGTGTCGCAAATTTGACAGTTGCATAAGGTGCTGCTGTGTCAGCAGGTGCTGTATAGGCCTCATACACTCTGCCGCCCAATGCAGATACATTTTTAAGTGCTTTATTAATCGCTTCTCTAATCATTAACTCCACAGCTCCTTAAACGTCTTATATATGCGTGCCGAATTAGCATCTCCAGTCGGCTTAAGTATAGCATATTTGCCGTCGTGCTTAAATTCCAAGTGCACGCCATAGTCAACGCTGTGAGATAACCTAATCAATATCTCGTCTCCATCAAAACTGACAGTACCTTTCAGCCCTTGCCTCGCGTGGCTTGTTCTGTCATGCCATGGCGCGTTCTTCCTCATATCTGCTTCTAGTGTTTCAGCCCAATCCTGCGCTAATGCTACTGACGACGCTACCAGCTTTTTTGCGATTTTGTCAATGTTCCTATTGACTTCTTTACTCCCAGCCATCAGCTTATCATCTCCAGCTCTGCATGTTTAGCATATGCTTTGCTGCCATACTTGCGCATCTTCACCGATACGACTTTGAATTTATGCCCATCAGCTTCGAACGTATCTTCGACATCCGACCCAGCCATAATATCGGCGTCGGGCAAGGTTATCAATACCCATGTCGCATTAGCGCTAATGCCAGCTTCTACCATCCTCGCCTTATCCATATTCCCAGTTGGCACTAGCCTTGCTAAAAAGCTTGGTATGTCTGTTTCGGTCATTTGTCTGCCACCGCTGCCATCGTCGCTATATTCCACACGATGAATATTGATAGCCGTCGGGTTCATGGCAATTAAACTTTCTGTTCCATATAGCAGCATTTTATGTTCGTTCACTAGCAATCGCCCCCAAGAACATCTGGCGGGTCATAGCCCATCAGTATAGAATTGTTCCCATCAGCCGACCTCTGGCTGTATCTTTCAGCCATAGTTATGCAGAAGTCCACATATTGCTGAAACGATACAAACTTGATACGCTCATCGCCTGCCGTCGCTTCCTCTATCCCGCCACGTGTCCTGTTCACCCTCGCTGCTTTCCTAAACCAACATTCGGAGGCGGCAGCATATATATCTACCGCCTCAACGAGTATATCGTCTAGCTCTGCGTCTGTGAACGCTGTATCTGCTTCTGTGCCGCCCTCTGGTATTTGCTCGTCTATCAGTAACCGCAGCTTATTTCTTATATCCTCTGTCGGCGTCATTATAACCGCCACCTATCGTTAAGATTCTGTGGGCAGTGTGACTTTTTCAACAGCATCAGCAGGAGAGGCATAGACACCACGCATGGCATACGCCGCTATGGGAGCTCTGGTTAACCTTGTTATGTCTGGGCTACCGCTCTCTATCGTTAAGTCTTGCTTTATTAGCTCCATAAAATATTTAGTCGGGTCTATAAGATATACGGTATCAGTCGGTACTCCGTCATATGTGTATGTCTTATCACCAACGGTTACGCTCCATCCGTCATAGAATATGAGCGTGGTTATTTGAGATAATGCTGCATACTCAGTGCCGTTTATAACCATCCTAGATAGCGCATCCGTTATATCTACCTGATTAGCAGAATTTGCTAATAGTATGGTTGGTTTACGCACTGCGCCTGTTAAGCTGTTTTTATCCTGAGCAGCATGTTTTAAGCCTTTACGGATAGTAGCCCTAATTTTCTCTAAATATGTTAAGCTAGTCGTATTAACTGCATTGGTTGTATTCTTGCTATCATAGTTATAGTTTATAATCGGATCAAGGTGTATATGGTTTAGCAGCGCATTATATGCCTCACCTAATGCTTGGTTAAACTGGTCTAATCTCCATGTTTCATCGAATGCTTCGGTTTCGATAGTATAACCATCAAACCCTGCTGCATACACGACGATGGGCACACCATCTCCAGCCGCCATTATGCGGCTCCCGAACTTAACCTCTTCGCCTTCTAGGTGTTCTAGAAATACAGCCCTTGCTTGGCTAAACTCAGCTATAGGCACAAGTCTTGGGAACCGTGGATTGCTTAGTCTGCGATATATAGGAGTATAAAGCAGTGGAACCTGTTCACGTCCAAAGTCTACATCTAAAGATATCTTTTGCAGTATACCATCTAAACCCTCAGGAGATGTCAGCATCTCACCAAGCGGCCTGTTAATTTGCATAAGCTCCATCTCACCGTTTACCATTTTCTTAGTAACGGTTTTTCTCTGGCCGTTAAGCTCATACGTTAGATTGTCAGTTATTGCCTGTTTCCTACGCTCTTCAAGAGCAGTTTTAGCGTCTAATATTCTCATGTTATTACCTCCTTATTCATACCTGTGGTGCTAATATAAAGCTGAATACACCATCAGTATTGCTAGCCTGCGTTGCTATACCTACTGGCCTATCAGTATCAGTTGCAGTGAAACCAGTCGCTGTGTTGAAATATACCACATCGCCTACTGCAAAGTTAGAGCCTGCCTGTTTTACTTCATACTCTGCCTGCTCTATATCTAGCACTACTTCTTCTCCGGCAGCAGCCGAATTAAGTGCTAGCCCAAAAAAATCAGCAACTATAGCAAAAGTATCTTTCTCTACTGCTACATCTGCCGTTACTTTTACACTTTTCCCAAAAGAAATCTTTCTAGCCATTTTTTAACCCCCTTATATTCTTGCTTTTATTATAGCAATGTCATTATTAGTTTGTTTGCCAGTCACAGGATTTATAACATCCTGCTTAAATACCGCGGACATAGCCTGCTTTATATCATCTTGAGCAAGCATTTCGCCTATAGCCTTCTTAACATCTTCCTCTTTCGCATCATTTGGTACGTCTAAAAGCCGTTTTATGATTGGTCTGACAGCTTCAACCGTTACCATTTCGCCTATAACCTTGTCTATCATGTTTTCCCTCTGAGCTCTAGCAGCAGCAAGCTGATAATCTCTTGCAGCCTTTACGGCTTCGCTTAGGCTAGCTACGTTATCTACACCGAATAACGCTTCCATCTCGCCAACAGCCTTAGCTGCTTCCTGCATCTTGTTCCACGCATCGTTATCAGCATCTTTCGCTACAGCTTCAAGCGTCCAACCCATCTCGCCTACAACCTGCTTAGGAGTAACTCCCATACCTTTTAACGCCTTAAGTATTTCCTCTAAACTCATATTTACACCTCCGGTTATGCTTGGATTTTCTATGAAATCAGCCATTTCACCAATCGCCACCACCGACGTAGGCATCCCTGACCTGTCAAGCGGCGTCCAATCGATAGACAGCAACTGATAATCTACCACCTGCGTTTCTCCTGCTGTCTGCTGCAATGTAGGCATTCCATATATACTTACCTGCTTTACCCTACCTGCTTTTATCCAACGTTTTAGGTCCTTTGCCGATGCATCCACCACGCCTCTTATATATGCCTTGCCATTCTGGTACAGCGCACCCACCCAGTGGGTGACGGGCATGGGAAACTGATGGTCTACATCCTCCGGCTTTTGGTGCCCTAAAAATCCGCTTGCGGTTTTTGCAGCCACTTCTCCGGCTATCTTCTGAATTACCTGCGGAGTATAGTTCCAGCCTCGTTTGCTTTTGCCTGCCGGTATCTCTACCACCACTTCTAGTGGGTCATCATCGCCAGCTTTGAGCGCATCCAAGTTTACTCCCTGCGCTACAGGCACATCCTCAACAGCGATTTCACCTGTTATGTTTGCCGTTATAGATGATATTTCGCCAAGTGCTTCTGGGATGGGCAGCTCTAGCGTTTCATAATGCCTGCGCAAATGCGCCTTAGCTGCATTCATCTGCTCAGGAGTTAGATTAGGTTCAGCCCTTGCTCCCGATAATGCTGCAACTGCTGCTATAACGCCGCCTCGGTTTATAACCAGTGTGCCGTCCTGCTGTATCTCGTGATGTGGACCCCAGCAATCAGCCTCCCTTAAATCTGCATTAACAGGAGCTTTTACCACCGCATACATCTCTTTTATGGCATCCGCTGTTCCGGCTGCGTCTTCGTCTAGCCCTGCCCTAAGCCGTTGCCATATCTCAGTCTTATTAACCTCTCCCCAAGACCTGTTAGATACCTTTGTGTTATCAATTCTAAAAGGCATGTCTTCACCTCCTTACTATTATTTACCGTTAATCGTGGCTTTTTCGCTAGCTAATATCGCAGGCTCAGTTGCCTTGCCTTTAACATTGACTATCCCTTGCTCTGATACTCTTATAAGGCTAGTAGGAGCAAACTTGCCATCACTGCCCTTCGATACGAATGTCTTGCTTTGTGGAGAAAATACTAGTATAGCCATATGCATCACCCCCTTGGCTTTTCGCCCTCTATAATCAGCGTCATATCAACCTCCGGCATAGCTCCGTCTTGCTCAACCACAATGCACTTTTCAATGCGTACTATTACCGGCAATAAGTCAAGTGCTTGATATATAGCAGCTACATAATTTCCGTCTAATAGTGAAATACGCTTCGGCTGCT